TCAATTAGTAAAAAGCCTGCCTTTGCGTTGTTTTCAATTTCTTTCGTTACCTTATTTTTCTCTAATTCCTTTGTTTCAAAAGACAATAACCTAAAAGATTTTCCGTCTTTCAAAGTAAACACTCGTGGTCTATTTAACAAATTGCTTACACGAAGCATTTAATCCCTCCTAATCTCACATTCTGTTACCACCGGATATTCCTTCTCATAACCTTCATCAAGTTCCACCCAAATTCTGTAGCTGTAAACCCTATGAAATATCCTTTCATCACCTTTTACATAATCCGCATTTGCGAAATCTACTAATTCCATATTACAATGCCTTATATTTCCCTCTGTATCTTTTACTTCGAGGACAAAATTTCTTGGGATAAAACCTAACCACCTTCTTGTCATTTCGTTTATATCCTCTTGGTATTTAGCCCAAAAATCTATTTGATAGTAAAGGTAATAAGGAAGGGCAGATTTTTCTAATACTGCTACCTTTCGTTCTATATCTCTTTTAGTTAATACTTCTTCTCTATCGTATCTTTCCGAAGCGAATACTTGATTGTAGTTAAATATACTGACGCTTGGAAATTCTTCTATCTTATATGTTCCCTCGGGATTTCGCACCATAACAGCAGAAGAAACTAACTCATCATTTTCATCATAATACTTTACTATTGTAGGGATTAGCTTTAGTAGTGCTGTATCTACTTCTTTTAACCACACACTTCCTGCCATATTACAATGCCCCCTTCCTTAACATATCCTTGAACATTTTCCTCCAACCTGCCTTTATTTCCTTCTCTATTTCAGCCCAAGTCGGTCTTATAAGCGGTCTTGCAGGTATTTCATCTGTCCCGTATTCAAGCATAATCATAAGCTCACTAAATTTCTTTCCGCTTGGTTTGTGCGTTTTCCAAGGACTTGCCCCAACGAATATAGTGCTTCGTAAAGGTTTTGTCGTCATACGCCTTACTGATAGGTTTTCTTTTAGCCACCCTGTTTCCACATAAATTTTATCGTGTCCTTTTTGTTCTATGGTAACATCACTCAAAGGCTTCCAAGGTAAGTCCTGCTTATCTATATGCTCTACCATTCTTTTTACAATTAATTCCCCATCTTCATATAACCTTGCGTGACATATTGGACTTAAACTTGCAGGTAGCCATTGAAGCATTACCCCTGCTTTTTTCCAATCCCCTGTTAGTTTACTTGCCATAGCTAAACCTTCTTACATTCAAACTTATAGATTAAAAACCTATCCCCAAGCATTGAAGTCGGAACAATGTTTAATATGCTATAAACATCTTCCCTAAAAGCAATCCTATCGTCTACCGTTATTTTCAATGTTTCGTCAAGTAAATCACTGTCCCTCAAATCTTTTGTCGTAAATGTGAATAAGGCATTTACTTCCCCTGTTCTTCCTATATCTGATATTTCTTCTGATACTGGATTTATCTTGACCCTTCCTGTTACGACTATTGGCTGACCATATCTTTTCTTTTTACTTTCCTTGTAAATATTTTCTTCTCCGCCCTCAAACTTCAAAAAGGCTATATTCTCTGTATCTCCAATCTCCAAGAAGGCTTCTTGTATATCAAGTTCTAATTCATTTAAGTCTGTAATCTCCACCTTATTCACCTCCTACCATTCTATTTACTAAAGGGCTATACCTTTTCACTGAATTAACTTCTATCATATGATAGTCTGGGCTGTTTATAATATCTCTGTATTCTTCTTCAAGCCTTTCTGCAAGTGAAAGGTAATTCCTAACCCTCTCTGATTTTGCTATTGAAATCCCGTCAACGCTTATCTTATAGTTTTTAGCCTCTCTACTGGCTAAAGTGTAATAACAACTTATTTGTGCTAATTTCAGTATTAGGTATTCTTCTTCCTCTGGTATCGTATCTATGTATAATCCCTGTTATGTTTGTGCATAGCTGTTTTTATCTCTTGTTCTAAATAATCGTCAGACGGGAATTTTACTTTTGCTTCATCGCCAAGCCTTATCCTTAAAATAGATACTGCCTCTCGTAAATCCATAATCACCACCTACTTTATTAAATCTCTCTCTCTTAACACCCTCTCAACATCTTCTAATACCTTTTGTTCTACGCCCTTCTTAAAATTGTAGTAAGTTCCGCCGATATATACATTTCTCATATCGACCATTGGAATTACTTTTACATATTCCTTTTTCTTCTTTACTACAATGGGTTCCATAATCTGAATTTCCTTTGGCTCAACCTTTTCTTCCTTTTTCTCTTGTGCCTTCGGTTTCTCTGCAACTGGTTTTTCCTTTTGTTCTACTTTTTCTTCTTCTAACTCTAATACCTCTACCTTCTCAACTTTTGCTGATTTCTTTTTAGACATTTTCAATCCTCCTATTTAATAGTAAAGACATAGCGTAGTTTATCTTATGCTATGTCTTTACCTTATTTGTTCTATACTATCTGGTTTCAAGGATTAGGATATTATCTTCCTCGATAATTCCTGCACCCATAATGGAATACCACGCTAATGAATGACTTCTTCCAAAGTCCTCAATTCCGCCATCCCTCATTTCAACTGGCAATGCCTCTGCCCAACCGTATGCGTTATCGCCAAACATAACTGCTTGATATACCTTAAAGGCATCTCCTTCGCTTGGCGTTACTTCGATTACTGGCTGTTGTGTAGTGCTAATAAAGATAACATCATCAATTCTTCCTATTTCCCCTGCGTAAATTGCTCCATAATCTTTTGCGTTCTTAAAGTCTGGGTCGTCTTTCAATGTTCTTGCTTGGTGTGGGTGAATGAAGCAAATGAACGCATCACCATTGAATTTCCTTACATTCTTTGTTTCTAATATTTCTACTGCGTCTTGGATTACATCACTATTAAATTCCGCTTTTCCATCTGAATTATCTGCTAATGCTTCCCTATCGGCTACCCCACCTGCGTAGTAAACATTTGGAGAAGCTAATACAACATCTCTAAACATAATGTCCGCAACTTTAGCATAGTCAAGACCTAACAATCTTGCACCACTCGCCAACACATCGTCAAAAGAACTTTGAAGTAACAACTCGGAAACCTTAACTGCGTTACCATATTCTTTTACCTCAATGTGAACTTGGCTTGCTGTTAATGCTTGAGTTCCCATTGGAGTATCTTCTTCCAATGCCCCACCCAAGTCTAAATTGTTATACCTCATAAATGTAATCTTTAATCCTGGGGTTACACCCAATTCAGTTTTCTTTGTTGCAAATTGTGCATACCTCAATACTGGCTGTGCGTGAAACATAATGTCCTTTGAGTAAACAGTTAACACCGCTTGACTCAAACTGGTAGTAGTAGTCATATCATAATTTACTTGATTATCTCCCATTATTCATTTCCTCCTTAAATTTATTTCGTTAATCCTAATTGCTTTTTAACCATTTCCCTATGTTCCGCCCATTCTTTCGGACTCATTTTCGCAATCTCCTGTGCGGTTAATTGCTTAATGCTCTTTGGCTGTTGTGGATTGGTCGGTTTAGGGACTTCAACTTTCGGCTTTTTACTTATAGCCTTCTCCACAATCTCTTGATACCTTTGTTTTGCCACCTCAATAGAGGATAATATTTCTTCCTCTGTTTCTCCAGAAACCAAATCTAAAATTAATTCATCTCCCGCCTCCTTTAAGGCTCTTTCTTTGAATAGGTCTAATTCTTTTCGTCTAATATCCTTCTTTAGTTCTGCGACAGTTTCTGATAATTGTTGCACTTCTGTTCTTAATTCTTCTTGTTCATTTATTGATGTTTCAGTTGACGATTTAAGTCTATTGTTAAGCAAAAGTATTTCACCCTCTAACTCTTTAATTTTCGTATCTTTCTTCTGTATCTCCGTGTATAACTTATCTTTTTCCTGTTTTCTGACCTTTTGAATAAAGTCTTTTACCTCTGGTATTTCCAGAAACTCTTGCAAATTGAACTCATCTTCTTCCTCACCTAAACTGACAGGGTTTTCGGTTTGGCTTTCAGCTACAGGGTTTTCAATAGGGTTTTCCCCTCCCACATTTTCCTCTTTTTCCGTTGGCACATCTTCCACGATTTCTTCTGTCTTTACTTCTTCTTCATTAACCATTTCTTTCTTTTCATCTGACATTTACCTCATTCCTCCTTTAATTCTTCAAATTCAATGGTAGCGATTGTTTCACTACCTATAAGATACTGCTTTTCATACTCATACCTTTGGTAGAGTAAATCAAAATATTTGTTACGCAAGAGTTCTAATAAACCTAAATCTGGATATAATTTCTCTATTTCTGCATCTATTTTTTCAGTTATTTTGTCTATCTGTTTGAGTAAAGACTTATAGGGTTTTTCCAATTTGCTTAACGCAATTTCTTCATCAACTTCCACCTCCTCCAAATCCAAGTCTATATATGCAAGAAGTTCGAGTAACTCATCTTTCATTTACCCTACCTCCTTAACATCTTTTTAATGATTTTTGCTAAACCGCTTTCGTCAAGACTTTCGGCGATTTTTGCACTCTCCACTATCTGCTTACTTCTATCTAATGAAGCCTTTATCCTACTATCGTAAGTCGTGTTGGTCTGGAATAAATACTGATAAGTCGTATCTGTTTTTAGTCCTCGCC